CGTGATCGTGACGTTGAACCTGGATTGGATCGTCTGGCGGCTCTGTCCTGTCAGGCCGTTGTCCACCTCGATCAGATACTCCACCAGGTACTGGCCGGCGGCGGCATCCTCGTTGATCAGCAGGGTCCGCACTGAGTCCACGTCGAAGGTGGCCGTCACCTCTACCTGATCAGTGCCGAGTGTCACGCTGCTCACCGTCATGCGAGCCGCGAAATCAAACCCGGTGATCCGATCCTCGGTGTCTTCCTCGTAGATTTTCGGGGCTGACTGCAGCACCACCGCAGAGGTCCAGGTGGCGCCACCCTGCGTGCTCTGGAAGGTGGTCAGATAGTCGCTGCTGCGGTCGAGCCGATAGGTGAACGAATCGCCCAGGCCAAACGACCCAGAGATCACGCCGGAGCGAGTTGAGTAGAACGCTGATTCCTTCGCCCGCTGCACCACCACGGACTGATCAATGTCGCAGGCGACGATCGCGTTACCGCTGCTGCCGATGGGCCGCAGCCGGGCGGTGAACTGCGGCCGGAGTTGCGGATTGAGCTTGAATCCCAGGTTGTTGCCGATCAGGCCGTAGACGCCAAACGTGGTGGAGGTGCTGGGCTTGCTGGTGGCGCTGAAGACCGCCTGATAGGTGTTGCCCAGCCCTCGGGCCATGAACACGTCGGCGCCGCCGTCGTTTTCTGCGTTGCCGATGTCGTTCGCCGCAGCGCGGCCGGCGATGCGGTCAGTCGAGCGGATCCGGCCGCCGTCCGGGCGGTGGTAGATCGTGATGCGGGCGCTGCTGCTGTTGGCGCCGCTGCTGCCCAGGTCGTAAGTGTTGATCGTTGAATCGCCGATCGCAAACCCGTTGGGGTCGATCCCGGCCAGTCGGCCCTCGCCAACCATGAAAACGGCACGCACCATCTGACTGCCGCCCAGGCTCCAAATCTGCGACCACAGCAGGGTGGCGTTCACCCTGACACCGCCATAAGTCACGCCGCCGATGGTTTCGCGGTTGGCGTAGACCACGGGGATAGGCTCGCCGATCGCGGCCACGTCCTGGACCGCATCGAACCCGCCACGGGGCGCTAGGGATTCAATGCTCGTCTGGCTGCGCCCCTGCACCTGCCGCTGCCCCAGCTCCGCCGTGCGCCGGTTGCGGGGGGCGTTGGGGGCCAGCAGGACGCTGATCAGCTGGGCGCCGATGCTGATTGCAGTGGTCACCAAGACCACGATCTGAGCAGCGGTGAACTCGATTCCAGCCGTTACCGCAGGCTTGGGCGCCTCTGCTGCACGCTTGCGGACCTCATCGCGCCAGATCTCGTACTGCTCATCGCTCAGGCCCAGCAGCTCAGCCAGATAGCGATCAGATGGCAGCATCGCGGGGCCTCCAGTATTCGAGGGGCATGAGCTGGCCGGCGACCTCCAGCGGCAACCACTGCGCCCCGCGGCGGTGATGCACGATCAGCAGGCCGTCATCAACCACCACGCCAACACTGAGACCCAGGGGCTGGCGGTGGAGCGCCAGCGCGTACTGCTCCAGTCTGTGGGGGACCATCAGGCGCCTCCATTCCCGCTGCAGCTGATCCCATTGCCCGGCGGCGGCCATGGCGAACCACTGAGGGTCCAGATCGGGCATGGCCAGGCCGGCGCTGCGGCGGACCTTGGCGGCCATCACCAGGCAGCAGATGCCCTCGCCGTCGTCCGGGTCGGCGCCGATCACGTGTGGCAGTTTGGCGCTTACCCAAGTGGGCCAGTCTGCGGTCATAGGGTTTCAGTTATTTCCTCATAGTCCTGTTGGTCCACATCTTCGTAGACCACAGTGATTGATTTGGATACGGGATCAGCAGTTACCGTGATCTTGTCAGGTCGTTCTGTGTTGCAGAATATGTCACACAGTAGGTCTAGCGTTTCTTGAGAGATGGTCATGGCTGCTTGCTCTCGGCGTTCTTTTCTTTAATGTGTTGGTTCATTTTTTTAAGCATTTGAATAGTCTGTTCAAGACTTTCATTTGTCGCCTTAATCCGCCTGTTGAGCTCTCTCCATGTCTTTGGTGGTTTATCCCATGCCGAGTTGCTGAACATGGGTCTGTATGCTTCAGGTGTTTTTATTCTATTGCAGCGTCAAGTTTCCGCTGGTAGGCAGCGCTCCCACCAACACCTGAGACAGCACCCTGCCGCCGGGCGCCTGCACCGCATCGAGCGGGCTGGCCAGCTGGAGTCTCACAATCGGCTCGCTCACGTCGCCCTGCAGCTGCTGCGCGGCCCAGTATTCCGTCGTGAGCAGCACGCCAAGAGTCTGATCCACGCGGTTGACCTTCACCGATCGCACCTCCAGCAGCCACCGTTCGCGGCTGGCCTCGGCAAACACGTTCACGCTCAGCGCCGACACCGGCGCGGCCACCACCGCCTCGGATCGATCACCGCCTCGGGTGCTGGAGTTGGTGGCCACCGCCACCGGCAGGTAGGGGTAACTCTGGCCGTTGTGCGCGATGGTCTGGCCGATGAAGTAGTTTTGGGCCAACCAGGTGGTATAGGTGCCATCCCGGCGCTTGAACCGCAGGAAGTTGCAGAGCTCCATCAGGGCAGACCAGCCTGGCGCCTGGTGCTGGGGTTGTTGGTGATGCGTTTCTGGGCCAGGGCGGCGCCCTGCTTGGCAGACTCGCGGCCGATCCGTTGCGCCTCATCCTTGGTGACGAAATCGAGCTCGCCAATCTGCACAGTCTCGAATCGGATAAGGCCATCACCGCCGCCCCCGCCCATGCCAGCAGCGCCCATGCCGCCGTCCATGCCGCCCCGCTGGAATGGCACGCTCAGGCCCTCCATGCCGCGCTGGAATGGCACGCTCAGGCCGTTGCTGGAGCTGGAGCCGCCGCCCTGCTGTGAGGCCTTGGCAGCGGTAGCAGCAGTGGCCTGGAACGGCACCGACAGGCCCCGCAGGCTGGCGTTGTTGATCGCCTGCAACGCCTCGGTGGCCTCAGCCGGGATGATGCTGCCGGCTTGGTAGGGCACGAACAGTTCGGGGCCGTTTTCGCCGACTGGGTAGGGGCGACCGGCTGAGACGCCGCCGCCGAGGGCGCGGCCGAAGAACGGGATGCCGGTATCGCCGGCTGCGAATCCGCCTGGGTCAAAGCCGAGTGCAGGGCTGATGCCGCCCTGCCCACCCGCGGCAAACGTCGAACCACCCCCAGCCACCGCACCCAGTGCCTTCAAGACTGCCTGAAGCGCAATCATGGCCATCTGTTTGGCGATGATCTCAGAGGCCATCTGCGCGAAGCCCTGGGCCACGTCTTGGAAGAATCCGGCCAGCACCTGCCGGGCGCTCGCTGCGCCGCTGATCAGGTCGCGGAACGCATTGCCGAACGCCCCACCGATCGTCTCGGCAGAGTTGCCCGCCAGGGTGGCGATGCTGGTCATTTCGGCTAGGTCATCCTTCAGGGTGGCGATTTGGGCCTCGATCGCCATGCCCTGCGTCTGGAAGGCGGCTGGCTCGGCGGCCTGGCTGGTCAGCTGCTGCATCATGCGCACCCGTTCGGCCATCAGGTCGTTGATGTCCTGTTCGGCCTTGACCTGGGCGTTTTTCAGGGCGTGCTCTTTCTCAGATTCGATCCGCGCCAGCTGTTGCTCAGCGTTGTAATCGATACCCAGCTCGACCAGCTGTTTCTCCAGCTCCTGAAACTCTCTCTTGGCCTGAATCGCCCTGTCATTGATCTCCAGCTGCTCGAAGGCGTACTCCAGCCGGCGGCGATCAAGATCAGTCGTCGCACCCAGCAGCTCGCTTTCCTGGTTGAGCTTGACGACAGCCTGGGTCCTGGCCTCGATGAACTTTTCAAGCTCGGCGGTGGTGGCTTGCTGGCGTTCGCGGAGTTGCTCGGCGGCTTGCGTCTGCTGATCCAGATACCCAGTCAGCGACCCGGTATCACCAAGCTCCGACAGCAGCTGCGATGTTATCTGGGGATTGCGGCCGGGATCGCTGCGGCCGGGGCCGTGGAAGAAGTTCTGATCCGGCGCCCGCAGGAAGTCCACGCCGCGCACCATGTTGCGCTGCTCGCTGATCCCCTTGAAGTACAGCCGGCTGTCCACGTCCTGAATGGACTGGGCCAGCATCTGGGGATTCATCAGTTCAGCCTTGACCTGCTCAAACCGCGCCCTGCCGTACAGGTTCGGGTTGGTCACCTGCGCCCGGCTGCGTCCGAAGTTCGGGGCGTACTGGCCCGGCTGCGTCACCACGTCCACCAGGTTGGACGGATACTGCGGCGACCTGGAGCGGGCCAGGATGTTGGCGAACACGTCCGTGCGACCGCGAGGGTCCAGCCCGCCGTACTCACCGATTGCGGTGTTCACTGCTGCGGTTATTTCGGCGTCGGTCAGGCGGAGCAGTTCCTTGACGCCCTTGGTGACTTCGGCGGCTGCGGCTCGGCCGTTGGTGCCGGAACCGGTCGAGCTGGGCGCTGTTCCGGCGGATCCGCTTAGCGGCGGCAGGGTGGGTGCTGATGGGGCGCCGGGCAACGTAGCAGGCGCAGCAGCTCTGGCTCTCTGCCTGGCCAGTTCATAATCTGCACGCTGCTGTTCAATGTTGCGCTGACGCATCTCGGCCATCATGCCTTGCTGTGTTAATGGGTTTAGCCCCATTGCCCGCACTGCTGTGTCAGCGTTTCGCGCATACTGAGCCTCCCTGTCTCTCGCTCCTCCGGTATTATTCGCTTCATCAATCAACCGCTGAATCTCGCTGACTACAGCGGTCGCTTGCGTTAATGCCCACTTGAAAACAGGCTCTAGCGTCTTGCCGATTGTTTGCGCCAAAACCTGCACAGAGTCGGTCAGGGTAGACATTCGACCCCTTAGGGTGTCGCTTTGTGCAATAGCCCCATTGGCGTACTTTCCGCCAGTGTCGGTCAGCTTGCGCAATGCGTACTCAACAGCTTCAGCGCTGATTTGCCCCTTTTCAAGCGCTTTTTGAAACTCAATGCCTGTTAATCCATACTCTTTACGCAAAACCTGCTGTAGCGCAACGCCACGCTCTTGAAACTGGAGCAGTTCTTCGCCCTGCAGTCTGCCCTTTGCTTGAACCTGGCCATAGGCGGTGGCTAGACCGCCAAGCTCCGCACCAGTCGCACCGCTGACATCGGCTAGGCGCCTAGTAATGTCAACGACCTTTTCTGTTTCGACGCCAAACGCCTGCAGTCGCTTTGCCGTGTCAATCAGCTCCGTGCTGGTGAACGGAGTAACCGCGCCAAGCTGCTGCAGCTGCTGAACGATGTCCTTTGCTCGCTCGGCGCTGCCTGTCAGCACCTCCAGGCTTCTGATTTGCGATTCCAGCTCGGCTGCGTTGCCAAATACGAATCTGACAGCCTCAATTCCTGCGTAGGCCGCAATTAGGCGGCCGGCAGCGGCTGCCATGCCGGCGATCCTTGTATTGGTCTGGCTTGCCGTGCCATCCAAGCCCTGCAGCTTGGCTTGCAGCCGCTGAATCTCCGCCCCGTACTTCTGAAACTCCCGGCTGCCGATCTTGGCCTGCTCCTGCAGCCCGCGGAATGCGCCGATGCTGCTGCGGATCCCGGCGATCGTGCTGTCATTGGCGCGGGCGAACTGGAACGTCGCTGCACGCAGCGTGCTCATCTCGCGGGCCGTGGTCTGGCTGCCCTTTGCCAGATCCTGCAGCGATCGCTTCACCCGATCGATATTCCCGCCGCCCTTCACCTCGGCCGACAGCCGGATGGCGGTATCCAGGCTCATGCGGGCCATGTGTTATCCGATCGCCAGTCCTAGGGTCAGGCTATGGAGGGCGGGCAAGAAAAAACCCCGGTGGCGGCCGGGCGGGTGGGGTCAGCGCAAAGAAAGCGCACCACCTCCTGAGACTGTTACAAATGCACGGTTTCTAGGGTTTCCAACCCATCGAGGTTTGCTTAATTCCATGGAAGGGATAACAGCAAGCCGGCCAAAGCTAAATCCTCCCCAATAGGTACTGCGCCCAGGCTGACGAATTGCCTTTTGTATAGCAAATCGACCGCACGGGCTGTTAAAATCTGCAGCAGCTAGGTCTATGGACTGAACGCTGTTGAACCATTGAAAGCCGAATAAATTGCCGCCGTCACTGGTGAGCTGAATCATGGTTGATCTCCTTGGTTTAGGGATGGGATGCGGGGCGGGCAGAGGGTCCGGTGGTGGCCGGGGCGGGTGGGGTTAGCAGTCAATCGGGCCGCCGAAGGCCAAAATCCTTGCCTTTGATTTTAACCATTCGACCATCCGAGTGATGCCAAACAATGCCTTCAATGTCGCGATCACGCAGGTACTCGCGCAATTCGCCAAACGTACGCGGGCAATCCTTTTCTTGAATACTGCCGTGACGAATTAAAACGTGAGCCGGATACTTTTCCGGGTTTTTTTGCACCTTTGGGCCACAAAGCTCATAAGTACCGCTCTCATCGGGACTTGAAAATTGTTCCAAGGCTTCGTGATAATAAATGTCCTCTGGCCCTTGCCCTACGGGCACCCATCCGGGCACCTTGCCCGTCACGGGGTCAGGATCCTGCGCAGGCTCAAAACCAATCGGCGGGATTTTCCCCTTTTTCAGTTCGTAGCGCTTCCACAGGTGGCCATTGCGCCACAGGCAGCACGTGCCATCTAGCTTACGGGTGGCGACGCCTTCGCCGTTGGCCACCCATTCGGCACCTGGCACAAGCTGATCCCGGACAAGGTGATCGCCTCCGTAATTGCGCTGGAACAGGCTGATGGTCTTTTTCATGGCTCATAGCTTGAGCGGGCATCCACACCCTACCGCACCGGAACCCATTTCGCACCCATCACCCCCGCGCCGCCGCCAGATACTCCCGCTCGATCAACCGCAGATCCTCCAGCAGCCACACCCGGTCACGGCGCTTCACGCCCTCATCCTTGGCGCATTGGATGAACACTCCGTAGTCCAATCCCACAGGGCCATTCATCCCCACCCGCCACTGGGTCTGCAGCTTCAGGAACCACGCCAGCGCTTCGCAGTTTTCCAGCAGGATCCCGAACGTCTTGGGCCGCTGCTCTGCCTCGGGCACCTCCAGTCCGAACATGGCTGCAGCGTCGGCCGCATCCTTGCCGTCGTCAGCATCACCCTTCGCGGCGCCAGCGAGGAACAGCGCCGCGTTGATCAGTTTTTTGCGCGGAACCCTCCTTGCTTGGCGGCGGACTTGGCGGGCTCGCCGGCAGCACTGGGCTTGCCGATACTGGCGACCCAGGCATTGAAGATCGCCGACGCAGCGCCCTGCATCCGCAGCATCTTGGCCTTACTGGCCTCAGTGAACTCGACAGGCTCACCAGCCTCGTCCACCACCTCTTCACCCCAGCCGCAGAGCACCTCGGCGGCCAGATCCTCATAGGTGCACGGCAGCGGCTCAGTGAGCACCTCCAGGTCATTGCTGCCCCGGTAGCTCTGCAGCGCCTCGTAGCGCTTGATGGTGGCCACGATCAGCGCATTGTGCTGCTCGTTGAGATCGTCGCAATCCTCCTGGTCCAGCACCCGGAAATGGGCGGTGAAGGTGTAGGCCTTCTTTAGGCCCGCCTTTACCGGCAGATCAACCGATACCGGCCACTCGATGTGGTCCGGCTGGTACAGATGGAACATGGCGAATCAGAAGAAAACGAGGCGGGTTTCGTCGTTGCCGGCTGCGGACTTTGGCAGCGCGGTGAATGGGATCTGCAGCATGCTGACCCCATCAGAATCAGGGAAGGAGAGGTCGCCGCTGATCGCGGCGCGGGGGCAGAAGAAGATGGAGCTCTCGGTAGCCGTCGTGCCCTGCTGCACAACGAACGGGCCATCGCTGGCGCCGCTGTTGTCAGCTGCAGCGGCGAAGAAGTTCTTCGTCGCCACAGGCGGGTTCTCGATCGTGATTGTGCCGTTCGGGTTGGGGCGGTCGGTGATGCGGGCGTGAGGTTCGCAGCCGATCAGCGAGCGGAACACGGCCGACATGCCCCAGTCGAAGGTGAAGCCTTCGGAGCAGGGATCGAAGCCTTGGAACCGGATTGCCTTGGTGTGGGTCGGGGTGACGGGCACCGGCTCGGCTTGGTTGCTGTAGACGAATCCTTCAGCGCTCCTAGCGGTGGGGGTGGTGTAGCGGCCGACGCCGGTGATCGTGAACGTGCCGTAGCCGTTCAGCGTGCTGTTGAGGGCCGGGCTGCCACGGAATCCATCGATCCGGTGAACGTTGGTGCCGTCCTTGACCGCCACGATGGTGCAGCTGCTGCCGTTGCCGAACGTGCTGATCGGCTGCAGCAGGGACAGCGCGGGGATCTTGTAGCCCACTGCGCCGCCGGTGAACGATGCGGTAGAAGGAACCACCGTCACCTGCCTGGTGGCCCCGTCGTGCGCCACGATCACGCCTTTGTGGCCCGTGTTGGCGCCGCTGGTGATCTCGATTGGCAGGCCCAGGTAGGCGTCGCTTGCGGGGTTGCTGCCGCCCAGGTCCGCCAGGGTGAGGGTGTTGGCGCCGCCTGCGGTGGCCGTACCGGTCAGCTCGGCGAATGCCGAGACGTTCATACCGGCTGCCTGCAGCAGTGGCGTAAACCGGGGGGCGGTGGCTGCAACGCCAGAGCCGCCCCACTCGAAGGTGATCGTTACCGCCACGTGCTCATTGGTGAGCGGCTGACGGTCGGCACCGAGGAACCCCTTGATCAGGTTCCGCTCGACTCGGGTGCCGGTGATCGGGTTGATTTCCAGCGACACGATCTTCACCGCGTCGGTGTTGGCGATCGAGCTGGCCAGGGTGCCGTAGCTGGTCTCGGTCTTCACCAGCGCGAAGCTGTTGCGAATCAGGAGTGCGGTCATCAGTCCTTGGCCTTCGGCGCGGGTTGAGCGGGCTTGGCGGGCTCAGGCTTGGGCGCCTCAGCAGCGGGCACCATCTGGCCACTGGGGAGCATCACGAACTCCCCAGACAGGCCGTGGTGCTCATAGTGTTGGTCGGCCGCCATGGTTGGGGGTGAGCTTCCGTACCCTCAGACTATGGAGCCGCGTTGATCGCGTCGTCGCGGGTCCGGTAGCGGATCAGGAATCGGTGCTGCATCCAGCCGGCAGTGGCGTCGGCCTGCTCATATTCCGGCCGCCAGCCATCGGGCTGCACGTCATGGGCCAGGCCGCCAAGGGTGCGGTCGCTCATCATCCTGCTGTGCACGTCTACGCCGATAGGGTCGGCCAGCTGGTCGGGCACGTCGCCGCGAACGTAGATTTCGATCATCACCGGCAGCGCCTGATCGAGCCGGCCCAGGCTGGCGCCCGTGGTGCGCGGGGCGTTCACCGGGTTATCCTCGCCGGGGCTCACGATGATCGCCGGGGCCTCCGACCTGGAGAGCGCCTGCACCCGGCTGCGGTAGATCCTCGTGCCGACCTGCACCGTGCCGGGCAGGGTCACGGTGTGGATGTGGTTCAGGATCTGCTCTCGGATGCTGGGGGTGGTCATGGTTCAGTCCGGCTCCGATACACCCGCCCGCTCACGCCGCTGGCGGCCGCCAGAGTGGTGGCGGCGGCGAGGATTTGTTCGCGTTTGGTGGTGGCCATGGGTGGGGCGTTGTAGTCGGGGACACTACGGGGGTTATTCTGTACTTGGCTCTGGGCGGTTGTAAGCCAACAGCGCAGGAATCCGCTCAGCAGCGATCAGCCCAGCGGCGGCCAGTGCCTGTAGGCCGGACTCCAGTCGGGGATCGTCAAGAGCCACCGTGGGAGCGCTTATGAACTCATCCACCAGGGTAGCCACCTGTGGGGACTGCCCGGCAGCGGCGAGGATCGTCACGTATTCAGCGGCAGTCAATCGGTGGATGAATGCAGAGCTGGTGATCAACCCAATGCGGCTCAAGTCGGCATAGATGCGCCCTTGATGCTGCAAGAACTCCAGCGCGAGCTGCTCGGGCGTGGCGCCGTTGCGGTTGGCGGCTTCCACCCAGCCGTCGATCAGGCGGGTGTCAGTGATGGTGATAGTGAGAGAGAAAAGAGGCATGGTTAAACTCCGGGCTAATTTACCTGTCCGGTCATATACTGAACCGACAGGTAGATGGTGCCGGTTCCGTTAAAATTGCCGCCCACAGCGGTAACAATTACATTCGTGGCGGCAGGAAAACATTCAATGGTGCCTGCAGTCCAATCACGGTTATCGCTGGCGGTGCCAGCAGCGGTGCCGGTGATTGCCCCCCAGCGGTCAGAATCGCTGGCGGTGCCGATTTCATAGCCAGTAGTGCCGTTGCCGGTGCCAAGGCTAGTAGTGACTTTGCTGGTTACCCCCATCACGACCGCACCTGCAGGGATCAGGGCGGTGGCTGTCACACTGGCGCCAGATACCGCGCTGAGCGTGGCGCGGGCTGTAGCGATTGCGGCTCGGTGAAAGTCCGTGTCTGAGGTGTAGGTGTCGTAAACGCGAAAGATTTGGGCAGCAGTACCATCGCGTTGAGCCATAGTG